TGAGGGATAGGCATGAGGATCGATGACATCAGCGATGAGCTAAAGTCAAACATCAGAGAGCTTTACAAGGGCGGAATGACCGCCGCCATGATTGCTGCTCGGGTGAGTGGAGTTTACACTAGGTTGGTTGCCAAGATATGCGCTGACCTGGAGGCGCCTCCGAAGGCGAGGCGCGGTCCTAAAAAGTCCAGAGTGACAGACCCGGAGTGGTAGTGCTATGTTGCGCGCGCTAACATAGGAGCTACTCACCGTGGCGGAGTCTAGACGAATTCTAAACGCGACAGCCAAACTGTCGATGGTTGAACGGAAGCTAATTCAGGGCAGCCGGGTACTAAAAAGGCTGATTGAGCACGTCGAGACAGCCGATGGGACGATGAACAATAGCCAGGTCACGGCCGCTCTTGGATTGCTCAAGAAAGTGATGCCTGACTTGCAGGCGATGGCGCTGACGGACAATGAGGGCGGCCCCTTGCAGGTGGTGATTCAGCGCTTTGGCGACGATAAAGATCCCAAATAATTGGAGCCCGCGCTCATATCAGATGCCTATGTGGAGGTATCTGGAGCGAGGCGGCAAGCGAGCAATTGGCGCATGGCATCGCCGGGCTGGCAAGGATGACGTCCTTTTGCATCGCACGGCTGTTGCGGCCTTTGAGAGGCCGGCGACCTATTGGACGGCCTTGCCTGAGTACGCCCAGGCGCGCAAGGCTCTATGGGCGGCGGTCAATCCTCACTCTGGCAAAAGGCGGATAGACGAGGCGTTCCCAGAGGCGTTGCGCGAGACCACGAATGAGCAGGAGATGTTCATCCGGTTCAAGAACGGATCGACATGGCAGCTTGTCGGATCGGACCGCTATAACAGCCTGGTGGGCGCTGGCGTGGCTGGAGTGACGTTCTCAGAGTATGCGCTCGCCAACCCATCGGCATATGCCTACATCCGGCCCATGCTGGAGGAGAACAACGGATGGGCCGCGTTCATCTCGACGCCTCGCGGCCGCAACCATTTCAAGGATCTTCTCGACATGGCGTCCCGCAACCCGGCGTGGTTTGCGGAGACGTTGTCCGTTCATGATACGGGCGCTTTGACGCCGCAGCAGATTGAGGATGGCCGCGCGGAATATATCGCGCTCTATGGGGAGGATATCGGAAATGCTCAGTTCGCGCAGGAATACGAGGTGTCGTTTAACGCTGCTATCCTCGGTGCATTCTATGCTCGCGAGATGTCCGCAGTGCGATCAAGTGGGAGAATTTCGCCTGATCTGGAGCCCCTACCTGGACGGCCCGTACACCGTGCATGGGACATTGGAGTCAGGGACGATACGTCTATCTGGTGGTTCCAGGTCGTCGGATCTCGCATCTTCATTCTCGATTGCTACAGCCAATCCGGTGTGGGCCTCGACCATTATGCGGACATCGTGCACAAACGCGATGCAGCCATGGGATGGCAAGCGGGCATAGACTTTGTCCCCCATGACGCGCGCGTGAAGGAATGGGGATCTGGCAAGACGCGCATTGAGACGATGATAGAGTTCGGCCTAAAGCCACAGCTATGCACGACGGCCACGAAGTTGGATGGTATCAACGCCGTCCGGCAGATGCTGCCGCGATGCATATTCCACGAGAGGACGGACGAGCAAGGCATAGCGGCTCTTGAGCAGTATCGGCGCGAGTGGGACGATGACAAGAAGGCGTTCAAAGCTACGGAGGTGCACGACTGGTCCAGTCATCTGAGCGACGCTTTCCGCTATCTGGCTCTATCTTGGCGCGAGGTGCAAACCATGGTAGAAGTGCCGGAGGCAATGCCTCCTCGCCCCGGCATGGTTCGCCCGCCGCCTGTTCACGTTGCGCCAACTGGTAGGATTAGGATTTGACCGAGGACGAGCGCAACGACGATATCCCATGCGACGAGNATGAGCCCGTAACGGGCGAGTCAGCCTCATGGCTGGCGATGCTCGATGAGGAAGAGGCGACTTTCCGCGAGTACAACGAGGCGTGCGACCGGATCGGCAAGACATACGCCGATCTGAATATCCTTCGCAGCACCGCGCGGAAGCGCCAATTTCAGCTCCTATGGTCGACCACCGAGGTCATAAAGCCGTCTGTCTATAGCAGGCCGCCTGAGCCCGTTGTCGTGCCTCGGTTCAAGGATCGACGCCCTTTGTATCGCGTTGCGTCCGAGGTTCTTGAGCGGTCGGTCAAGGTTGAGTTCGACCTACAGGCCATCGACGACGCCATGACGCGCGTGCGCGATGACCTCGTGCTATTCAATCGCGGCGTGGCGTGGTGCCGATACGAGAGCGACGACGGCGATAAAGTCTGCATGGAAACGGTTGACCGTCGCGATTTCCGCCATGAGAGCGCGCGCAACTGGTCTGAGGTCGGATGGGTCGGGCGGCGCTGTTGGATGACCTATGAGGAGATGCGCAAGCGCTTCTCTAAGCACTCAGGCGATGCCTATCTAGGCGGTGCGCTTAAGGTCATGCGGGAGGCCAAGGAGCAGGGCGGAGCTACCAAGCAGGAAAAGTGCCCGGTTTGGGAGATCTGGTCCAAGACTGAGAAAAAGGTCGTTTGGGTCACTGAGGGAGTTGACGTCACGCTTGATGAGGGTCCGCCGCATCTCAAGCTTGAAAGCTTCTTCCCATGCCCGCGCCCTGCCTATGGCACCGTTCAGCCCGGCGGAATGATGCCGGTCCCGGATTATCTCTTCTATAAGGACCAGGCTGAGGAGGTTAACCAGATCACAAACCGCATCCATGCTCTGGCAGATGCGGTAAAGGTGCGTGGTTTCTATGCGGCCGGAGCGGGCGAGGCATCGGCGGCGCTAGAGCGCGCCATTCAGATGGAGGATGACAATCTAATCCTCATCGGCATCAACAACTTGGCTCAGTTCGGAACCACGGCACGCGGCGATGTCATTCAGTGGATGCCGCTTGAGGTCATCGGGCAGACAATTGCGCAGCTTCTGGAATTCCGGCGCCAGCTTCTAGACGACGTTTATCAGATCGTCGGCATCGCCGACATCATGCGCGGGTCGTCTGAAAAGACCGAGACCGCCACGGCTCAACGCCTCAAGGCTCAGGCTGGCAGCGTCCGCATTCGCGATAAGCAGGGTGAGCTTGTCCGGTTCGCGCGCGACCTTGTTCGCATTACGGCTGAGATCATTGCCGAGAATTTCCCGCAAAAAGCCGTGTTCGAAATGTCCCAGATGGACACTCCGACTGATGCGGATATTGCCAAGCGCGTAAAGGAAATTAAGACTCAGGCCAAGCAGGTGCAGGACCAGGCTGAGCAGCAGGCGCAGCAGATGATTGCGCAAGCTCAGCAGGCCATGCAGCAGGCAGCGCAGCAGCCCCCTCAGGAAGGCCAGCCTAACCCGCAAGAGCAGGTTCAACAGCAGATATCTCAGCTTGACCAGCAGGTCACACAGCAGCTTGACGCACTGCAACAGCAGCTTGTCGAGGCGGATGAGACGGTCACGCAAGAGGAGGTTATGAAATTCCTCCGCGACCAGAAAATCAGGCCGTTTGTCCTCGACGTCGAGTCGGACAGCACGATCCAGGCTGATGAGGACGCCGAGAAGCAGCGTCGGAATGAGTTCGTTCAGGTGTTTGGCCAGCTCATGGGGACAATCGCCCCGGCACTTGAGCAAATGCCGCAGCTTGGCCCCATGCTTGGCGAGGTCATGAAGTTTGGCTTGGCGCCATATCGCGTTGGGCGTGAGCTAGAAGGGACAATCGATGAGGGTATCGAGGCCGTTCTCAAAAAGTCTCAAGACCCGCAGGAAGATCCGGAAGCCGAGGCCGCGCGAGCGGAGGCTGAGAAAGTTAAGGGCGAGCAAGCGCTAGCGGCTGAGAAGTTCAAGGCGGAGCAGCAGGCCGCCGCTGAGGATCGTCAGATCAAGATGGCTCAGTTGCAGCTTGAGGCCCAGAAGTCGCAGCAGAGCACTGAGCTTGAGCAGCTTAAGCAGCAGGCCGATTTGCAGATCAAGCAGCTTGAGGCGGAAAACCGCCGGCTTGAGATCGTCGCCAGTCAGCAGCGCTCTGAGGCTGAGTCCATGAAGACGCAGCAGGCCATGGCTATCAATGCTCAGAAGCATGAAATGGATATGGCCAAGGGTGCGCAGGATATGCGCAATAAGGCGATGACCACGGACATGAACGTCCAGGCCACGGCTGCCAAGACGGCCGCATCCATGCAGAAACCCAAGAATCAGGATGGGCTGTGATGGCGTGGTCAACCTCAACCCCATGGGACATCAGGACTGCCTATCCCGGCGTCCTTGGCATATCGAAGCCAATCGAGCCGCCGGACGGGTGCGAGTTTGTCACGTTCCAAGGCGTGATCGTGACCTACGGCGGGTTCCCGGTTTATTATTGCGGCGAGATACCTCCAGAGGAAGATGACTGATGGTTGATATCCGGGTCGCATGGCGTGGGATGGTCGCGGCACTGCCGGTTGGCGGTGATAACGTCCGCGCGTCCGAAGGGCAGGCAATCGACGGGACCGACAACAACACGTTCATGACGCCGTTGCGCACGAGCGAAGCCATGGCGTCGGTCATTGGCACGCCGTTGCAGTCTGTGCAGGCCGGCGCGAACATCACCGTTGATAACACCGATCCTCAGAATCCTGTCATTGCCTCGACGGGCGGGGGAGGCGGCGGTGGAACGGTCACGAGCGTTGACGTGGTTGCTGCCGCTGGCAGCGGGCTTGTCACGTCCGGCGGCCCTATCGTTGATAGCGGCGAGATCGAAGTTGACTTCGACTCTGGATATTCCGCGCTGACTGATGCGCAGGCTGGCCTCATTGCCGGAGCGCTGCAAAGCGTCGTGGCGGGAGGCAATATCACGATCGACAACACTGACCCCAACAACCCTATCATCAGCTCGTCGGGCGGCGGTGGTGGCGGCGGGTCTGTTCTATCTGTCGCCTTGGCTGCCCCGACTGGGTTTAGCGTGTCCGGCAGCCCAGTCACGACCACCGGGACACTGACGCTGTCATATACGGCGGGCTATCAAGGGTTCACTACTGCGCAGGCGGCCATCATTTCCGGGCTTGGCACGCTATCCACACTCAATAGCGTCAACAATTCCAATTGGTCGGGGACGGCCCTGTCCGTCGCCAACGGCGGAACGGGCGGCACTTCGCAGTCCACGGCGCGAACCGGTCTTGGCCTCGGCTCTCTTGCCACGCAGTCGGCTGTCGCCATCTCGGATATCACTGCGACCGGAACGCCAGGATCTGGCAACTTCCTGCGCGGCGACGGCACGTGGTCCAGTCCCGCAGGCGCTGGCACGGTTACGAGCGTCGGTTCGGGCACGGGCCTGACGGGCGGTCCCATCACCGGTTCCGGCTCGCTCTCGCTGGCGAACACGACTGTTCCGGCAGGCTCGTATGGATCGACCACGGCAGTTGCCACCTTCACGGTCGATGCCCAGGGGCGCCTGACGGCAGCGGCCAACTCAACCATCACCCCGGCGAATATCGGCGCGGTTCCGACCACGCGGACAATCACAGCGGGTACGGGGCTCACCGGCGGCGGCGATTTGTCTGCCAACCGCACCTTATCCTTCGCCAACATCACGTCGCAGACCATTCTGGCCAACACGACGGGCGGTTCAGCCGCTCCGGCTGGCGCCACGCTTACGTCGATCCTCGACATGCTCTCGTCCACTCAGGGAGCCATTGTCTACAGGGGCGCCT